ATGGAAGACTTGGCTGATTGCTTATTTCGCAGTATTCATTCTGATCATAAATATCAACTTCAGTATCATACTTATCATATATACAGTAGAACTGCTGTACAGTGATCCCGCTTGGAGCGAATTTCGAAGAATCAGGGATTTCTAGATGGAAGATGTTATCGCCTTATGTGTAGCTACTTATAGTATCGGAATCATCATAGCGGTGGTCTTCATAGTCATATATCTAAACAATAGATCTCAAAGAGAACTAGAGGACATTGAAACAGGGCTCTTTGGCAGGAGGAGGAGAGAGGACTGAACATGTCCTTTCCAACTACCGATCACGAATGGATCGAAAAGTGGTACGGGAGAATCACTGGCTTCAAAGAGCCATGCTACACCTACGTCCTCAAGATGAACGTGAAAGAGTGGAGAGGATGGGAGAAACACATGATGGACATCTTCAGCAAGGGGACCTACGGGGTAGTAGCCAACATGGTGGACGAGGAACACGAGAAGGTTCTGACGGATGCAGGCTACGACTGGCACGCGCAGCTGAGCATGCACCTGATGGGACCACAGGGTTTAGGCTACTATCTGTGCGAGGCGGCACACGAAGCAGCACGAAAACTCATGATGCTCAAGCAACAGAACATGAGTCCGGAGTTTAGCATCTTCTGTCAGGCAGAGATGGGAGAAAAAGATCTGCACGTGCATGTGGTACTAGGAGGAAGCGGGCTGACCAAGTTCAACGCCAAAAAGAACATGGTCTACCTGGGCAAAGAGTTCTATAAATGGCTCTATGACAAATTCAAAATCTACGAAGAGATGCACGACACTAGCAATCCTCAATATGCGATTGCAGGCTACTGGCAGAGAGCGCTCGAGCAGCTGAAGAGACACGATCCGGAAGGACTAGTCGACATCCTAACCTATAGAGATAGACACGGCAACGAGCACGCTCAGAGAGTAGACGCTCAAAGCTTCATCACCAACTATCTACTACCAAAAAACAGACGCATCTACGACTTTATGACAGCACTCATGTGCACACCAGAAAGCGCTCGATTCGAGACAGACAAGACATACATGCATTCTACCATCGATCACGATCCAATCACTCACTATCTACGCAAAAAGCTACACGACAAGCTAGTGGGCAACTCTGAAGAGGAGACGGAGGAACCGCCATTTAAAATGGCGAGATGGGGAGACCTTCCAAAGGTAACAGAAAATAGACTAGAAAGCAAGCAGATTATAAACAGGCCTCAGAAAGTAGGGAAAAAGACCAATCTCATGCTAGACACACTGCAAAAGTGCGAGGAGAAACACATCTGCACAATAGAAGAGATGATCTTGATGCATCCCGAAATTGTGCTCATGTACGAGGGCCTACCGGGAGGCAACAAGACGCTCGAGAGCATCATAGAGATGTACAGGGTCAAGGTGACCAGAACCTACACGGCTCTGGGATACATTGAAAAGATGTACTCGCAGTTTGACATAGTCAGACCAGACAACAAGATAGTCAGACTGCTTAATATTCAAAATTACAACTGCTGGCAGGCGGGACATTGGATCTGTACCGTCCTACAGAAAAGGGCGGGAAAACAAAACACCATCAGCTTCTTCGGACCAGCGAGCACAGGTAAAACCAATCTGGCTAAGGCCATAGCAGAAGCCGTCAAACTCTACGGCTGCGTCAATCACTTGAACAAGAACTTTGTGTTCAATGATTGTCAGAACAAGCTGCTCTGCTGGTGGGAAGAATGCGTGATGCACAACGATTGGGTAGAACCGGCTAAATGCCTGATGGGGGGGACCAAATTCAGGGTAGACAGAAAACACAAAGACTCGGCAGAACAGCCACAGACACCTCTCATCATCAGCACCAATCACGACATTTACAAAGTAGTAGGAGGCAACACAGTCAGCATGGTACACGAAAAACCCATCAAAGACAGGGTCTGTGAGTTTGATTTCATGAAAGCGTTGCCACAAGATTTTGGAGAGATTTCTCCACTAGAGGTCGCCGAATGGCTCCTCTGCTGTAAATCTGAATTTGAGTGTACGCTCAATGGCTTCAAAAAGCAATGGGGAATAGAAAAAGTTCCCAACAAATTTCCGATGCAGCGTCTATGTGCTGGTCATTCGCAGGATTGGACGCTGTACTCTAACGGGCCTTGCCACGCTTGCGGTGGGTATCTGCCTCATACAACTACTCCGGACGGTGATTGGGTGGAACAAGAGTCCGATCAGGGTAAGTACTTCACACGGGGACGACCTTCGCGGGGTACGAAGGGAATCCCGGTCTCATGTCTCTTGTTTTGCAGAAGCACACGGGATTCCAACTCAGTCCGACGACCGGGAGACCGCTGTTTGTACTTCGTCTCCCGCACAAGAGGTCGTCGTTGAAGAAACTCCTGAAGCTAGCACCTCTTCCGGTACGTCCAATGGACAGGAACAGCTGGAAGTCATCTCGATCTCCAGTGCGGAGGAAGGAGGAGAGGCCGAAGCCCTACGGGAGGCCGAGCAATCCTTGGTGGAGGAAATCCTCACCAACGGATCACAAGCACAATGGCCAACCGTCAACCAGCTCGTCGACGAGATCCTCGACCAGGGGGAGGGAGGGAGACAGGGAGATGTCGACTTCTGGCTCGCATGCTACGAGCAGCCAGAAGAGCCGCAAGAAGGCTAAGACAACTCCTGCCTTCGTGTTTTCAGAACACAGGGCACAGACGGGCGTCGAGTTGGGATTTTGCGGATTTTACTGGCACTCTACTAGATTGGCAAAATTGGGGACAAACGCAATCTTTGATTGGGGTAAAAAACAGTTCCAATCAGCCGCTGTGGATGGTAGAGTTGGATGGGATGCTGTCAGGGAGATACTCTTTGGGTACAAGCGACTCCTCGACCAGCCTTATAGAAACATGATGTGGCACTTTAGAATGGGAGAGAAATGTGATAAATGCGAGTATTGGGATGAGGTCTACCAGAAACACTTGGCACACGTAGATTCAAACTGTGATTCACCTATGGACACTTCTTCTCCTACAGATCAAACAGAATTGACAGATCAGGAAATGCTGGAAGCGGTTGATGCCTCCAGCTAAACAGAGAGGGGAATTTAGAGGCATCCTCTTTCCTGGGTACAATTATTTGGGTCCATTTAATCCTCTTGATAACGGTGAACCTGTTAATAAAGCCGACAAGGCCGCGAAGCGTCACGATCTTGCCTATAATCAGTATTTGAATAAAGGTCTAAACCCGTATTTGAAATTCAATAAAGCTGATCAACAGTTGATTGACGATTTGTCTGACGACTCTTCTTTGGGCGGGAAATTTGCGCGCGGAGTGTTCTCGATCAAGAGAGCACTAGCGCCATCTCTGAACGAGAAACAGCTGGCGCCCGGTCGCTCAGCCGAGCAGAAACAGGCGCGAAAGTTGTACTTTGCCCGTAGTAATAAGGGCGCCAAGAGACAACGTCTCAATCCACCAACTGACAAACCGACTAGCAATCCTGATAATCCTAATATGGAAGCTGAGCAACCTGTGGAGGAGGAGACAGCGCCTCAGGAGGCAGCTGCAGGAAGCAGAGCAGGCGCTGGTGGAGGCCCTGCAAATGCTGGTACAGGAGGCGTTGGTATGTCCACTGGTCAGTGGATCGGGGGAGGCATCATCACACCAACCAGATTCGTCACCAGAAACACCAGACAATGGTGGTGCGAGATCAAAAATGAACACAAATACAAACGATACGACGCAGGAACCGGAGCCAGATTCTACGGCTTCAGTACGCCATGGTCCTACTTCAACTTCAACCAATACAACGGGCACTTCTCGCCCAAAGAGTGGCAGACGCTGCTCAATATAGCCAAAAGATTTAGACCAGTAAGAATGCATGTCAAGGTCTACAACATACAAATCAAACAAATTGTAGACAACTCTGGCTCAGGAGGAAACACGCTCTTTCAAAATGATCTCACAGCGGGTCTCCACATCTTTTGCGACGGCGAACACGCCTTTCCATATACACAAAATCCATGGGACAGAGGAACCATGCCGGAACTTCCTACAGAACCGTGGGAACTCCAACAATACGCATACGTTACCTGTCCGTACGAAGCCATCGACGATACACAAACAAACAACTACGAAAGAGACTTTCTAGCACAAGAACCATTCTACATGCTAGAAAACGCAGATCACATGATCGTCCGCACGGGAGAAGCCGTCGAATTCCATCACGAATTCAGCTGCGGATGGGTCGACAACACACGATCCGCGCAGACACCTGCGAGTATGAGCATGAATCCAATAATTCTATCAAAAGAAGTCTTCAGAGCTACCTACAACCACGACACACATAACGTACTCGCAAAAGAAAACCAAAAATCAGGATACTGGAAAGGAGGACCAGGAAGAAACAGCAACCAAACAGCAGTACCAAACAACGACCCAAAATATGCCATCTCATCAGAATATTCTTACTATAAAACACAACACATGCATGAAAGCGGAACAACTACACTACTCGAATCAGGAATAGGAGTAGGTCCTCCAACGGGAGCACTACCGGCCGAGAACGAAAAAGACAAAGTCTGGTTCTGTCCATACGATCATCCAACTACGGCTCACGCAATGCCGATAGAACCATCAACCACAGGAACCAGAAACAACATGACCTATTACGTAGATTCATCAGGACAACCACAAAAGTACGAGCCAGTATGGATGGCACCGAACCAGGCGTGGGATTCAGTCAACATCACAAGATACAATCCTATCTGGGTCAAGACTCCGAGAGTCGACAGAATGACCATGGTCGACACCAGAGACGGCACGATACCGATGGCGCATCCGCCGGGAACCATCTACATGAAACTAGCCTACATACCTGTACCAGGAACATCACATCCAGAAGACTATCTCAACGTCTACGCCACAGGAAACGTCTCAGTCGAGATCGAATGGGAGTACGAAACACACTTCAACAAGAATTGGAGACCAGAGTACAGAATCACAGCAGAAAATGTCATGGGAAACGCAGTCTACAAAGTCGACAACCAGGGAGGATACATATGGCCAACTCAGCAACCAGAGCTGATGTCTACCAGAAGAGGCATGGAGAAAGTCCTGTAAGCATGCGCAGAAGACACGGGTGAGGGAGGGGGAGGAACTGCCCTTGTAATCAATTGTATGAA